GCGTTCCTTGGACCCGACAGGCAGGGCCATGAAAGCGACGTAGTGGTTGACGGCTTCGGCAGGAGCACCGTCGCCCTGGGGAAGGGCAACCGGGGTGACGCCGACAGAAGCGGCAATCTTGGCGGCTTCTTTAGAGGCGGTGACCTTGGTGACTTCAGCTTCGAGAGCGGCGACCTTGAGGGCAGCGGCTTCGGCTTCGATGGTCTTAACGACTTCGGTGAGGCTGGCGATGGAGGCGTCCTTGACGGAGGCTTCGACCTTCAGCTGCTCAAGTTCCGCGGCGGCGCCGACGGTGAGTTTCTCGACAGTGGCACGGAGGTCGTCGCGTTCGGCGGTGAGGCCCGAGAGGGCAGCCGAGGCTTCGAGCAGTTGTTCTTCGATGGTCATCTTGAGTTTGCGGAGGTTGGAAACTTTGGCTTCAGGGGCTTCTTTGATTGGAGCCTCTTCAGTGTCGTCTTCCTCTGGCATCTCGGGGATGTCAGCTGGGTCCATAACCTCCACGCCGAGGGCGGCAACAGCCTTGCGGGTGTCGGCCCGGTTATCGATAAACAGGTCTACCGAGCGCTTGGCATCGAGCTCGGCCTTGATGACGTTAGACTTGAAGGCAGGGGCTTCAGCGCCTGAGTCATTCATGATCAGACTGTCGTACTCAAAACCAATGGCCTCAAGGTCGGCAACGGTCTTCTTGCGGTTAGCCTCGGGGCGATTGGTAAGGACAACGACTTCCTCTGCGTTCTCGTCGATGTAGTCGATGACGCGCTGGACGGGCTGGCCGTCTTTCAGGATAGTGTCGTCGATGTCAGTGAAGATGCGGGGCATAAACTTAGAAGGACCGCAGGGCTTCGCTGAAGGAGTCAGCCAGCCCGGTCACTAGTCCCTGGGCGGCGGCCTGCTTGCCGGAGAAGGTCTGGCCTTCCATGGCGTCGGCCTTTACCATCTTGCGCTTCATCAGCACGGCGGCTTTAAACTCGGAGTGGATCTCGTCAACGCTGGCCTGCAGGTTTGCCATCTGGCCTTCGTCGAGGGACGTGCCTTCGATGCCAGCACCCTTAAACTTGCCCGACTTGATGACGACCATCTTGATGCCAGCCATCGCGGCGGCTTCGGAATAGTCCGGGACAGCGAGGTAAACGCCGATGCTCCCGACGGTGGCCGACTTGGAGGAGATGACCCGGTCAGCTGCGGAGGCGACCCAATAGGCGGCGGAGGCCATCTCGGTATCAGTGTAAGCCATGGTCGGCTTCTCAAGGTTGCGGACCTTATTGGCGAGTTCCTCGACGCCGGTGACCGTGCCACCAGGGGAAGAGACTTGCAGGGCGATACGCGTCACATCGGGGTTCATGGCGAACGCATCGACGGCGGCAGAGAGTTCGTCCACGTCAGCGGCGCCCATCATCTTCTCGATAGGGGTCAGACCTTTGCCGATCACGCCGACGACTGGGATGACGCCGATGCCGTCCGCGGTGACGTAGGGCTTCGGGGCCACGCCGAACAGTTGCGAGAGCATATCAGTGAAGCCGAACTTCTCAGCCAGGACAGCGTGGTCCTTGGCCTTGGTCGGGTCGATGAGGAGGGGCTCGCGGCCGGACAGGCCGTTGGTGAGGAAACGCATGGGGTTAGGAATTGGGTTCGTCGAGCTGCTTAGGCTCTTCGATGTCGCTGGGCTCGTCTTCGCCCATGTCGGCTTCGGTCTCGGCTTCGGAGTCGACGCCCTCGACCGTACCGATCGGGGTGTTGGTCGGGCGGAAGAGTAGCTCGAATGGGATGCCGTACTCCTTGGCTAGGTCTTGGATGTGCACCATGTCGGCGGCTCGCTTCGCCATCTCGGTGCGGAAGTCTAGGCCGCGTTGGGCGTAGAGCTCAGACATGGACAGTAGGCCCATCTCCACGTCGGCACGGTCGTTGGCGGCTTCACGGCCAGCGTCGACGGTGACAGACTTAGGGGTGGTCCAGGAGACGCGGTTCCAGTGCGGGTCGTCTGGGATGTCGCCGGCGGCGATACCCTGCCCGATGATGTAGCCCCATGTCGGGACGCAGAAGGTCTCGATGATGATGCCCTGGTACTTGCTAAAGACACGGCCAGCCTTGGCGGTGACCAAGCGGACCGTGGCTCCGCCCAGTTTGGAGGAGTCGCCGACGAACTCATAAGGCAGGACGCCCTGAGCGATGTCGCGTTCAAGCGCCGCAAGGAAGCCGACGAAGGTGCTGTTGGGTCGGTTGCTCTGGAATGAGTTCATCGACTCGCCCTGGTCGAGCACTAGAAGTTTGCCGCCCATCGTGTTGGCGATGGAGGTGTACGAGGGGACGTTCAGCGCACCCAGCTCGTTGGCCGTGTCCTGATCGAGCACGCCGCCCTGTTTGGAGATGGTGCGGACGACGTCGCCGTTGTCCTTCACGGCTTGCTTCTCGAGGGCCAGAATCTCCATCTCGTCTTGGATGGAGTTGATACTGGTTTGCAGGAGTGGGACGCCTCGGCATCCGCTGGCGTACTCATGGTCGACGACGTGCATCATCGACTGAGCAAGAATCTGGCGGTTGCTGCCGTCGGACTTGTAGACGTTGACCGCGGTGTATTCACCGTAGGGGCCGTAGATGATACCGTCGTGAATGCCCGGGATGACCGTCACTTCGTCGAGCGGGTCGCCGACACGGTGTGCTTCCATCAGCTGGAGCTTGGCTTCGCCTTGGGCGTTGCGGACCTTGGCGGCGAACGAGTCACCGTCACGGATCATACCGCGGAGCAGGATAGCTTGGGCCTGATAGAATGAGAAGCGGTTCGTGATGTCGATGCGCTTGGCACGCTCGGCGAAGTAGGCTTCGTAGACTTCCTGCATCTCAGGGGTCGATGCGTGGCTCTGGGCCTTGATGCCATCGCCCACGGAGTAGAGCACCATGTCGTTCAGAATCTGCTTAAACAGGCCGCTGTTCCGCTCTGCCCATCGGCACTTGCGGATCATCGCCATACGGTTCCACGGCGTCAGGTCTTGGCGGAGGTCGCCCGGTGCTTGGCCGAAGATGGCGCGGCGGGCGTTCGAGAACATCGTGCTCTGCCAGCCGGAGTAACTGCCACCGAACCCGCTGCCAGTGCCAGTATCCATGACGGCGGCCTGTGGCTTGAGCGCAGGCGCAACCGCCGCGGCCTTGAGGACGGGCTTGCGGAGGCTGACAGTGGGGACTTTGGTCTTGCGGGGGGCCATAGATTAGTCGCGACGCGTAGACCAGGAGGTCGAGATGACGGTCGTGCGCCTGCCGTAGGTCTCGGGATCGAGGCGGCTCAGGGCGAACATCGCCTCCGAGAGCATCTCCTTGGGGGGCATAGCAAACTGCTTTGAGGCCGAGGAGCCAGAGTCGGAGTAGGACATCAACGTCTTACCCTCTGTAATCATGGCGACAGCCTTGGCTTTGATGTCGAGGAGTTCGCACTCCGTAAGTCCGATGAAGAGTCCAGAGGCCATTTAAACTTGCCCAGAATGGAAGCCGAGAGGGGGGACGCGACGACCAACCCACGCCACGAGCTTCTTCCTTCCCGAGACTATTGGCGCCGCGTCCCTTGCTGATAGGTTGCCTAGGGTCATGTGGAAGTCAAGTCGGTCTCCGTGGTCTCGCGGCCAGCGATGCCCCAGCGGACAGCGGCAAGCAGGGCAAGGATTTCACAGTCAAGGGCGTGGTTGTCCTTCTTGCCCTGAGGCAGAATCCAGTGGGCCTTGCCCGTGCGGCGGTCTTTGACGCGTACCTCGGAGTTCAGCTGCTCGACGTAGGCAGGGTCGGCGTCTAGGGCAAACGTCCAAACCTTGCGTGCTCGGAGGCCGTGCAGTAGGTCTTTGCCGGCGAGGTTGGAGTGCGAGACGAGGATGGCCCGTTGAGGGATGCCAGGGACGACTATGGCCTGTTTCTCGGAGTAGTAGCGTCGGCTGGTCTTGCCGTCCTTGTCGGTCACGGCGAAGTCCTCGGAGCCCGACCCCTTGGCGGTCTTCCAGTTACGCTTGGCGCACTCGCGGTAGACCTCGGTCGTGTTGTCACCTGAGTCGACGAAGACCATGGCCGGGTGGACGCCGTGCTGTTTGGCAAAGGCTTGAATGTTGTCCCATGACTCGATGCGGGAGAAGGCCAGCAGCCGACTATGCCCGGTCTTTGCCCACTTGCGGATGACCACCCAGAAGTGACCGCGCTGAACGTCGACGCCCATCGTGCGGAAGGGGATGCTCCCCTGCGGTGCGTCCGTCTGCTCGATGACCCGGCCCTTCGGCGAGATCATGGCCTCGGCGTCCCATGCGTCGCCCATCTTGTAGTTAGCGGCCTCGAC